CTGTTGAAGAACACTGCGGCATGAGCACCATTCAAGTTGTCTACCAATTGAGTGTTTGCAGGATCAGATACCACAATGCTGGTAATATCGTTGTTTTGTCTTTTGTGCCATTTGTGAAAATCATCCGGTCTATAATCACCTGGGTGAGGCCGTATCATGATCTGGCGTTGAGTGTGTTGTCGAATTTGCTTAATTTTTCCATTGAGCCATTCCATGGGATCCAATGTTTTCATAGCAAAGCCGCCATCACGTTGCATACAAATCAAGATGTGCCCGCGTGGATTTGATTGTGGCGACTTTAGTTCAATGTCTAGTGCTTGACGGATCTCATGCCACTTGGTGCTGTCACTGTCGCGATTGGCATATTCAGCACGATCATAGAACGGTCCACCCAAACTGTAACGCAGATATCTACTGCCTTCGTCTGTATATTTCCAGCAACTGGCATCAATACACATGGTATCGAGTCCGCGGCGGCGTTGTTCTGCTATGATTTGTTTGCGTAAAGTTATGTTACGGCCGCCTGTGTTGGTAGTTGCCCAGCCCAACATCACTGCCAGTCGACTGGGCGTGTAAACATAATCGTGTTCTACACGTACTTGACCACCTGAACTAGCAACACCGGTGGCAAAACTTTCAAGGCATTGACTTTTGCGTGTGTGCTTTTTTACATTGGCCACACTGGAAACGTAAACAACACAATCAAGCATTGTTTAATATGCGCCAGGCAGTGCCATCACGCATTTCCACTTCTGTAAATTGACAATATGCCATGTGTCGTGCCCAGGCTTCCACTTCCTCTATGCTAGGCATGCGTGGGTTTTCTATCGCATCAAGGCTTTGACTACACAAAGGTCCAGCCGCATTTGGGCCTAGTGTGATAGCAGGTTTGCCGTGCAACAGTGCTTCACCTGCGGCAATACTGGAAAACGTAATCAAACAATGCACATCACGATCCAGAGCCATTTCCATGGTGTCATCGTTGACTCTAGTACTGCGGCCTTGTTTGGTTCTTACGATCACAGGTCTGTCAGAGTACTTTTTGATTTCTTCTTGTACATTGGCTAACCAATCTTCAAGTATAATATCATAGTTGTTCAACAGTTTCTGACTAGGGGGCGCAATAAGAATATTTGTACCTTGACGCATTTTCCGTGGTCTGACATTGGTTTTTTCCAGTCGGTCCCAAGGACGTTCTACAATATCACCAAACCATTGTACATCGTTTCGGGTAATGCGATGAAATGTTTTTCTTTTGCCATTGCCAAAGTAACCGGTGTCTATGTAGAAGAAATCTCTTCCGGCTGCTCGACATGCTTCCATTTGTTTGCGTTTGGTAATACCACGCAACACAACTGGTGTCATATTAAATTCTTCTCGGGCCCAGGTACTGATTTGTCCGCCAGCGCCTTGTACAAAACTTCTTAGTATGGGATCGTACATGTGACCTTTTCTTTCGTATCTGTATTCGCTGTCAGTGCTCACTATGTTGTTGACCGGTAGCGCCGCCAGTTGTTCACTCAACGTTTGGAGTGTGATACCGTAAGTGGATCCTGCTGGATCCACTCGATACTTTAGTATGTTATCAAATATTTCCCGTATCTCAGGAACCACTTGATCTAACACATGCGGTTCGGGCGGAGCAGGAGGTTCTGGCGGCGGAGGCGGAATATAAGATGATTCGTCTTCCTGTTCCCAAATCATTCTATCAACCTTTGCTGACAGTATTCAGTTAGTATGCGTTCTCGGTGCCACTCATCTGCCTGGGGAGTGTCAGCAAACTCATGAAAGCATGGAGTGCCCAAGGTATAGTGCAAGAGCTTGGCCGCGGGGTTTGGCCCGTATTCATCGGGCAACCAATTCCATTCTGGCGGTAGTTCTCCTATGCGAGCATCGTCTATCCACGTGAAGCGGTGGAGCTCACTACCGGTGGATTTTTGGATGAACTCAGGAGAGAGTTTCCGGTTAGGAAAGCTATTGCAATTCCACAGAATAACACTAGACCAATTTTTTCGAGGATAGTCTTCATTTTTTGCTCCTAGATATTTTACAGGCATGCGAGTTTTGTAGTCATGCTTGACCACTTGCACATCTTTTGTGACATCTCGCAGGTCCCAAAGTTCTGCAATGTCGCCGCGCACGATCATGTCACCATCAATAAAGATTGCTGATCCGGTAAATCCCATGAGGTATGGCACTAAGAAACGTGTGTAGATAAAGTGATTGCTGCCATCAGTGTGTGTTTCGTCATAGTCTCGAAACAGATTAAGAGCCACTGGCACAATGCTCACAGGTCTGGTTGCATGTCTAATGATGCTGTTGACACAGGTATGATATGCTATGGCTTCTCTGGGATCGTAGCCAACAAAGATTGGTATGATATCTTTCATGCAGGTATTTACACCTGGATGTCTTCCATGCCAGCAGTTCTTAGTCGTACCACGTGGCCCATCTGCCACTGTTTGGTATCCAAGCCTTTGAGAATACCCAACCAACGATTGCGTAAGTACGCCACTTCGTTTATGATGGTTTCGTAATCAATCACTTCGTCTTCGCCGTCCACATACTTCTCAGCATCTCTCGATGTGAGCGCACGAGCATACCCTTCAAGATACTTTTGAAAATGCTTTCTACGAATCTTGCGCAATTGTATGTTGAGATAGTTCAACACCGCTTCAATCTCTTGCAATTGATTAAAACGATGTTCAGTAATACCGGGCAAGGCCGTGATATTCTTTTCTACTATGCCGTAGATTTTACAGTCTCGTTTGGCATCTTCGAGCTCACGCTCGTAGTGAGCGATAAAATCCGGAAGGGCACCCAGACTGGCAACTACACGGCTATACCACATTAGTTTTCCCAGTCTTCGTCTTCTTCTTCCTCTTCCGACTCATCTTCTTCATCCTCTGCCGCATAGTCTTTATCGTTGTCAAGATATGCGGTTAGCGCACGTTTGATATCGCTGTCACCCTTAAAGGCGTTACGAATATCTTCCACGTCCGAATCATTATCCATCAAGATCTGTATCACAGTTTCAGCGGCTTCGGCACGATCCACTGTGTTTACAAAACGCTTGAGTTCTCCCCAAATTTCACTTGCTATTGCTTCACTCATCTGCTGTTTCCTCCGGAGTACTTACCTCGGCTTTTTGATTTCCAAAGTCTGCCATGACTTTGTCCAGGCATGAATCATCATTCTTTTCCCATGCTTTGCGGAACTTCTTGATAACTTCGCCGTCGCTTGTGGTAAACACCAGACTGTTGCCTTCCCGCTTGAGCATTGTTTTCTTTTCAATCAAGTCCACCAGGCCCGAGTAAGGACTCATGCCTGTTGTGTAGGGAATTTTAACTTGCACACCTTCAAAAGGTTTGGCATAGCGTGTTTTCATAACTTTACATCCGGCACGGATACCATTCACTTCAGATACTTTGTTGCCATCTTCGTCCTCTTTGAGTTTCATCTTCTTCATGGCCACCACAATTGACGACGCATAGATAAAGCCTTGACCCCCAGAGATCTTGTCGTCTGGGTCAAACATGTCCTGACTGGCGTAGGTATGATTGGTACATACCAGACCCACATTGTAACTACCAAACATGTTGACGCAATTGCGAACAAGTGCGGTGAGTGCTTTGGGCTTACGGCCCAAGTCGCCTTTCATTTCACCTGCATCAAATTGGTTCACATCTGTGGGTGTCAACAACATGCCTAGACTGTCAATCACAAACATGACCTTGGGCCGCTCGCCTTCGGCCAGTGCCTTGTAGTCGCTCATGAATGTGGAGATTGTTTTGGCCACATCATCAATCATGGCCATGCTAAGTTTAAGCAGTTTGCTTTCAGAAGTATCAACTCCCAAGGCCTTGAGCCAGTCTTCATCCAAGGCGTTTTCGCTGTCAATCAACACCACAAAGATACCTTGCTCTTGTGCGTTTTTCACAATGTTGCCTGAACAGATGTAACTTTTGCCTGCACCAGAATCTCCAGCAAACACAGTGACCTTGCCCAAGGGAATACCACGGTTAAAGTCTCCTGAGATAAGATAGTTCAAAGCATAGTTACCTGTGCTAATCCAATCTGTGGGATCGTTAAATCCAATACTAAGGCCATCAATGCTCTTAGTGATTTCCTTGCGGAATTTACTTACGTCAAATGGTTTTCCCATGTTTACTCCAATGTAATAAAATTATTTTCTATCAGTGAATTCTTATAGAACAGTTGCCTGTATTGTAACAGATTTTCATCTAGTTTGTCAAAGTTTGCCAGGGGCATTTGGCTACCCACGCAAGGTAGGCCATGTTGTTCACACCATGTTTGATATTGTTTTGGTGGTTCCCAGGTTTCAGTGCGAGCCACATTCAATCGTAATGTTGTGTATAGTTCTGTAAAATTATTCAAATCAGTATCTACGGTTGAATCGTTGTGCTGATATTTCTGCCAGGTTGATCTTCCAAGATTGTTGTAGCCTATAGATATATTATAAATGCCAAACTTCAATGCATTTGTTCCAAAAGGATTGGACATTGCATAATTTGGATCCAGAGACACTGCACTGAAGTCTAGTGTGGATTCTTCAATGGCATGTATCAACTTATTGATTGCGGCCAAATCCCCTGGTGATACATGATTGGCCACAGTAGCAATATTTGGAAACCTTTGATGAAGTTTGACCCATTGGCTATGCAAATGATTGAGATCATGTTGATTACCAGGGTCAAACTCTCGATCAAAATCTGTCATGTACAAACGATCGTGAACAAACGATTGTATACGACCAAAACATTGTTGTAATTCTTGACTCAGAGAGGCATACCCTAGGTCCGACACTGTGTATTGATTG